ATCGAGATGTTCTACAACCCGATCCGCCGGCACGGTTCCGCTGGCGGGGTGTCACCGGTAGAGTTCGAACGGCGCTACGCGCAACGCGGCAACTGAGTGTCTACGGAACCCTGGCCGGTCCAAACCCCGGCCTGCTGGGTCTTGCTGTGCTCCAGCCGGTAGATATAGCCCACCTCGCCAATCCGGCGCAGGTCGCGCAGGTCGGCCGCGGCGATCTCGCTGCGCCGGCGCCCACCGCTGGCAAACCCAAAGCAGAGCAGGGCACGGTCGCGGATCCCTTCCAGACTGTCGTCACAGGTGGCCAGCATGGCCTCCAGTTCGGGCAGGGTGATTGCGGTCTTCTTGCGCGGACGCTCGCCACGTTTGACTGCGGCCCGGGCGGCGCGGCTGAGCACGGTCCGGATCGCCGGTTGCCCGCAGGGATTGGCCAGTTGCTTGAGCCGATGGGCGGTCGACAGCACGGCCACCCGATGCCGCACGGTGGCCAAGGTCCAGGGCCCCAGCCTGGCCTTCAGGCCGGCCGCCACCAATGCCCGGTCCACGATCAGCGGCAGCTCCCATGCGAGCTCACCGTCAGTCGAGCGGCGCTGAACGTGGTCGACCACAAACTGCAGCACGGTGGCTTCGGGCACCGGCAAGGCCAGCTCGATGCCGTAGCGCGCCGCGTGCCAGCCGGCCCAGTAGCGCAGCGCGCTGGCGTAGCTGCGGGTGGTGTTGGCCGCGGCCGCTTCGGCCAGCAGCTCACGCACCGCATCCGCGGCCTGTTGCGCCAGCTGTTCGGGCAGCACCAGGTGCTGGACAGTCTGAGCGAGGGCGCCACTGGTGGAATTATCTTTCATAGTATGTAATGTATACTACGCCTTAGTGCCTCTAACCGCGATAATCATCACTTATCGCCAGTACGCACACAACGAGGCAGGGCGGCCACACAGGAGACCTTTCTATGGCCCGCGGCATTACTGAATCCGATGTCCACACCGCCGCCGACGAATTGGTCGCTGCGGGCGAACGCCCGACCGTCGAGCGGATCCGCGCCCATTTGGGCACGGGCTCGCCGAACACGGTTACGCGTTGGCTAGAAACTTGGTGGCGCGGGCTAGGGCGTCGTCTGCATGCGCAACAAATACACCTGGACGTCCCGGCGGCGCCGGAAGTCGTAGCCGCCCTGGCAGGGGAGTGGTGGGGGCGTGCGCTGGCCGCGGCCCGAGAAGAATCTGCCCAGGCGTTGGCCACTGAGCGCAGCGCCCTACTGCAAGAACGCGAGGCCCTCGACGACGAGCGCAACCGCTTGGCTGCTGAGGCCAGTGCGCTGCGCGCTGCGTTGGAGGCGGCGCGACATTCGGAGCAGGTTGCGCAGGCTCAAGCCACGGAGCTGCAACGCCTGGTCGAGCAGGTGCAGAATCAGGTCCACGGATTGACGCAGCAGCGGGACACAGCGCTGGCCCGCGGCCAGGAGTTGGAGGTTGCCCGGGAGGCGCTACAGCGCCACCTGCAGCAGGCCGAAGAAGTAGCCCGCACCGAGCGCGAAAGCCTCACTCAGCACCTTCGCGCCGTAGAGAATCGGGCTCACACCGAGGTAGATCGTGCGCGCCAGGAAACGAAGGAGCTTTCATCCAAGCTTAGTGCGCTAGACAAGGAGCGGACGTCGGTCGAACGTCGGCACCGCGAACAGCTAGAAGAGGCCCGAAAGGCCACTGCCGAAATTCAACAGGAATTGGCAGGCCAGCGGGCACGAGCGGACGGCCTGGAAGCCCAGCTCGATAACCTCCGAAGCCTGCCGCTAGCGCTGGAGGCCGCTCTTCGGACACGTAGCCCCGCAAAGCCAAGGACCGCCGGCCGGAAGACGAAGGTTCGAGGCGGTTCGGGCACGCCCTGAGCCAAACAGCACTCTTGCGATCGCCTCGACGGCGCTATCCTGACTTTGGATCGTGTCCGTGTTGCTCAAAAAAACCTTTGCAGATCAATGAAGGGCGCGATCCTCCGCAAAGTGACAGCAATCGGCGTTACCGACACTTCGTTCCGCCCCCAGCCTTTGGGAGTCGGGCCGTGATCTTACATAATATACATTATGCGAAATGAGTTGTTGTGGCTGATGCTCGCCTTGGCGGCTCTGGCACCGCTCCTGCACCGGTGCGTTCCCCCGCAACAGCAAAGGAACGCACCATGGTAGACACGTACGATCGCATCGACCTGACCGGCCCTTGGGCCGGTTTTGGTTTTCAGGGAGACCGGTTTTTCAGCCCCGAAGGCCACGACTTCAATCCAGAGGAATTGCTTTGGCTGTCGCTGACCTTCAACCTCGCCCGCGAGTGGCGGCTAATGATGGCCGAGGAACGCGCAGGACGCGCCACACGGGCCACACGGGCCACGGACGGCTGCGAGGTCATCCACCTGCGACACATTCTCCTGCGGCGCAAGGAAAGGCGGTTATCCACGATGGGCGGCGCGAGGTTCGCCGACCCAGCAAAGGCAGTCCGAGCGACCAGACGGCACAGCCGCTATCGGCGCGGGTGAAACGTTGTCCGTAGGGGGCCAAGCCCCCTACACCCCTACAATGCCGGCTTCAACCACAGGGGGAAACCATGAACTACCGACCGCCCAGCCCACGCGAAACCTATCAAGGCCTTTGGTGGCAAATCGCCCTGGGCATCTTCGTCGGCCAGCTGATGATTGCGGGCCTCGCCGCGGTGCTCGCCTTCGCCTTCGGCTTTCTGGCCCTCAGCAGCATTTCCGCAGCGCTGCCGCGCACCAGCCATCACGCGACGGTGCGACTACCGACTGTGACACCGTTTGCCCCAGCGACGCCGCGCGCACTTGAGGCTGGCGAACGCTGCATCAGCCACAAGCGCTTCGAGCGCCTGCCCAACGGCTGGCAGGAATTGCCGAACGATCCCTGCTGATCACATGTCCAACGTCGTGGGCGGCGTGTACGACTCGGCCTTATAGCCCGGCGATTCGGGGAACGTGCCCTGCACTCGGGCCTGCTTTCCGATGGTGGCGCCAGAGAGGCCGGCACCGCCCCCGGCGTCATTCGCTGCGCTCACAACGCCGGGAGCAGCGCCGCCCGGAGAGAGGTTGTACAGACGAGCATCGGCCTCGCGCACTGGCGCGGTCCAAGGCCACGCCGTGGCGATCAGCACATGCTCGCCAGCAGCCAGTCGCACGCCGTAAGACTCGACCTCAACCACGAAGCCCAGCGCTTCCAGCTGGCGCAAGTCCAGTTGCTCCACGATCACGCCACTGGTGTCGATCCACTGGACCCATGCGCGCACCTCCGTGCCGACCTGGGCGACGGCTGCCAGCCTGATACGCCCCTTGTCGCCGAGGTCGACCACGTAGCGTTGTTCCGGGCGAAGATCAGCCAACGGATCGACTACGGCTTTTGCGACCGCCTGCCCGGGCGCTGGCACGACCTCGCCGGGCTTGAACACCTGCCCCACAGCCGGAGTCGCACTCGGCCCCGCCGAAGCGCTCTGCGCCTTGTGGTGATCGGCCTTGCCCTTAGAGAAGTAGTGCACCAGCCCCATCACGCCTAGCGCACCGGCGGCGATGAAGAACACCGCCTTGACCGCGATGGCGGCCCACAGCGTTTTCCCGCCTTCTTCGTACACCTCGACGTTCTCCGCGCCCGGCGCATAGCCCTCATACAGGGGAAAAATCGCCGGATCGTACTTGAGCGTCTGGCCACCGACCTTCTCAAACTTGCCCGCGCTGACCGTGTGGAAATACGTCACCCGGTAGCGGCCCTTCATGCCTACAGCCGTCAGTTTCTGAAAGCTGTGTTTCTTCTCGATACGGGCCTTCACCGCGCTATGCAGGCGGTTGATCCACTGGGTCAGGATGACCGCATCGCCGCCGTTCTGGCCCAGCAGCGCCCAAAAATTCTCGACCTCTGGCGGCAGCGGCTTGCGCTCATTCACGTAGAACTCGTGGACCTCATCGATCACGACCAAAGCGTCCTTGAATCGATCATCAATGCGCCACTGCCCGCTTTCCGCGTCGCGATGGCACACGAACATCGACACCACGTCCTTGGTATCCACCACCACCAGCAGCGCCCGCACATCGTCTTCGCTCATGCCCAGGTGCGCGGCGATCCGGTCATGCCGCAGCCCGTTGAGCCGCGCAAACACGGTCCGACCCTTCTTGAGCGCCGGGAGAATATGGTTCTTCACCGCATCGTAGGACTTGCCCGCACGGGGCACCCCTTCATTGAAAACAAGCATTACCAGATCCCCAGCGTCAGCACCCGACGCACGATGTAGAAGATCATCGCCGCGCCCAGCATGGTCAACGCCGGGCCCACCTGAAATACCTGGGCGAACCACAGCGCCGTGTTGCCCGCCTGCCCCATCATCCCGCCGATGCTCTGCCCCTGCATGAAGCTCGGCAACGGCAGCTTGTCCAGCACATACAGGATCATGCCCAACGACTGTTCCAGCCACATCACGAACAGGTCGCCAACGAAAGTGACCACGGCCTCCCACACGTCCTTTATTGCGTCCCACAACCACTGAGTGAGATCTGTCAACCAACCGGCTTGCATGTTCATCAGGTCACCGCGATGCGAATAGCGAAATAGGCCGCGATCGCCAAGATCACGAAACCACACGCCTGCAAGAACACCAGAAAGTCGCCGCTACAGTGCCCGCTGTAGTTCATGGCAGACCACCACTTTGTGCCCGGGATGGAGAACACCGGGCAACTTCCTCCGCCGGGCAGCGTCATGAAGGTACTGATGCCGCCCACGATGCGCGTTTGCTGCACCGAACCCATGAACTGATCCAGTACCGACGAAACAGTCTTCTCTGACTTCGTGTAGAGCTTGCTGCGCTCCGCACCAGCGCCCGGGTCGTCGTCGTCACCATCGTCGCCGCCATCACCGCTGCCGCCGCTACCCGAGCCCGAGCCGGTCCCATCCCCCTTGCCCGTGCCGTCCTTGCCATAGGTGCTGTCGAACGTGGTGATATTGCTGGTAGTCGAAGCACCGCCGTTGGACGAACTCGTTACCTGGCCCTGCCCGCTCACAGACCAATCGCCGCCATTGGCGGGAGGATCCTTGGGCGCGTTTATCTGAGCGCCCTCAGGCGACTTCGTGGCAGCCTGATTGCCGCTCTCTGCCGTCTTAACGCCGCTCTCGCCGGGCGACCAACAGAACTGTTTACCTGTAGACGCCGTCGCGCACGTCTTTCCGTCAGCGCGCACACACTGCGTCAACGTTCCGGTTTGAACGCACCTCTCTTGATCGCCGAGCGGCGAACTCGGGCCACCCACTCCATCGCCAACCGTGCACGCCTGACCGGTCGGCGACATCTTGCTGGCCTTAGTGATCGTCACGCCCCCAACGGTCACAACGTCCCATGTGCCGCTAGTGTCCACTGCGAAGCCGCAACCACCCGAGCAGGCTCCCGCGTTGCCCTGGACACGTACATTCTGCAAGGCAGGCTGGCTCGCGCAGCTCTTCGTTGTATCGAAATAGAACTCAACACGATTCATGTAAGACGTCAGGTTCCAGAAGCTGCCACCCGGCGCACCCGCAGCACGCGCTTGGTATGCCCCATCCACCGAAGGGCACCACGCATAGGCACCCGCGTATAGGCTGCCGTTTGACGTAATGCCCGACTGGATCAAGACGGACACTGCCTGCGAGGCGTACGACATGCAGGACGAGTAGGCAGAACCTTGGGGGCACTTGTTCGCGAAAGTACACAAGTCGGCCGGAACATTGACTGCGGCGGCGAACGCAACGCGCGGCGCAAGCGCCAGCAACGCTACCAGCAGCACGGCAAGCACCCGGATCATGCGTCTAGCCCCTTGACACCCGCGATGCCGCACAGCGCGCCTACGAAGCCACAGAACAGCAGAAAGATCATGTCTCGCTCCCAGAAAAGGCGAAGGCGGCACCGAAGTACCGCCCTCCCCTTGCCACCATCAGCCGAAGAAACCGGCCACCTTCTTCGCGCACCACTTGGTGAAGCCGACCAGGGCGATCAGCGCGGCAGCGCCGGTGATGGCCACGACGGCGTCGGCGGTGCTCAGGCCACTGAGGATGTCATCCATTGCAATTCTCCTTTCATTGGTTGCGCCAGCTCACTTGAACATCGCGGCGACGGAGCCGGCCAAGCGCCCCGCGACGAAACACACCAGCACCGCGCCAAAGCACGTGCTGAACCACAGCGCCGCGTCGCCCACGTCGGGCGGCGTCAACGCCTGTTGCACCAGCGAATACACGCCGTACTCGCTGCCAGTGACCAGCACGTAGCCCGTGCACTCACTGACCGCCTGCCCGGTGGGGGCAAGCGTTCCGTCAGCACGAAGGGCTACGCACAGGGCCATGGATTACTTCGCGCTCTTGGAGGCGAGGTCCGGAATCAGGCGGATGCGGCGACCGAATTCCAGCCCGCCGAACTTGCCGCTCTCCAACGAAGCCGGATCGATGACGTAATCACCCGGGATGTACGGGCGCTGGTCATCGTCCAGCGTGAGCTTGAACGGCAAGGGGAAATCTCCCTCGCGGATCACAGCGGCCTTCTGCTCTCGAAACGAGACAGCCGCCTTGCCCTCGCGGGCGGGGAACGAACGCGTTTCGACCGCATCGGTCATGACCTGGACTTTCATATTTGAACCACCTTCCACGCTATTGGCCGGCCCCCTAGGAGAGTTACGCGCCACGGACTGGGCCAGTATTCGCCCGTGAGCTTGTCGAACCATCCGCCCTTTGCCTTGCGAATGTCCGCGTCAACGCCGAGCACTTCGCGTGCCTCGACAGATGCTTTCCACCAGCGCAATTCGCGCTTGCTTTCTTCGTTCAAACCACCGCAGCCATGCGTACGGAACCCCTTCGGGAACGCACCAGCGATGAGCGACGTGAACTTGCTCGCGTACTTGGCGAGATAGCCAACCGCGTTGCGCGCACGCTCCATCTTCGTGGAGCCATGCGGCCACCAGCCCTTTTCGTCAGGCCGTCCAAACCAGATGCCGCGCGGAACCCATATCAGGACGTGATAGTGCGGGCGTCCGCGCTGGGTGAGTTCGCCCACCCATAGGTAACGGAACACTTCACCTGCGAACCGTCGGGCCCGAGAGACAAGGCGATTGAAGAACCGCCGCATTGCTCTAAATAGCTCGCTAACGTCACGAGGGCTCGCACAGCTTCCGTCTCGGTAAGTGAGCGTGAGCATGTACCACGCGCCACGCCGCGACCCTTTTTGCGTTTCTTGCTCATGGAGCCTCGCGCTCGTTATCACGGACTTACGCAGCCGCTGCGCCCGCGCTTGCAGCGGGTCAATTTCAATCGCTACACGACCGGTCTTCGCCGTGTCGTGACCACTTGTTTTGTAATGGACAAGCCCAAGGGCGAGCGCTTCGCGCTCGCCCTCCGAGGTCAGCGCGAGCGGACCGCCCGCAGCCATGAATGAGGCAACAGAAGCCGTGCTAGCCCGCTTCTGGCGGGCGATGGTTTCCGACGCGAGTTCAGCACGACGCGACGCCGCCTGATGCTGTGCGACGTACGCGTCAATGTTGTCCAGGCGCGGCGGTCCAGCCTCGGCCATGCGGATGCGCGCATCGCGCGACGTGCACGCAACGCACAAGCCGCCCGGGAAGGCGTACGTGATTGGATCACCGCAGAAGTTGCAGGCCCGGCTCATGCGGCCTTCCGACGCAGCCGCAGCAGGCGCCGATTCGCACGCCAGATCCAGAACGCTTCCCGCATGCCATCGCGCACAAGCGATACACCGCCAGCGCCAACGAACGCACCAGCGGCAGCGGTCCAGAACAGCCACTTGACGAACTGGCCGAGTTCTTCGGGCGACGTGCAGAAGGTGCTCAT